GCTCCAACCTTTCTAGCGATTCGTGCATATGCCAGACAGGCGCGCCGAACACAGCGCCCAGCGGCCACTCATCCAGCAGCGCGTCGTTAGCTGCTTCGTCGCCGTCTATGACGTCGGGGATTACGGCGAAGTCGCACCCTGGCGTCAGCCGGCACTCTTGCGCCCACTCGTAGAACGGGCGCCAGTCTTGAATTGGCCGCCCGTTTTTCCACGCAGGAAACGCGCCGTTGTCAACCGCAAACGACTGGCATATCTCCACCGCGACACCTAATTGACCTGGGTGTGCAAACGATACAAATGCGTGTCCACCGCCCACCGCGCAAACAGCCGATGTCTGCGGCGTAATGGGCAGCCCGTGATAATGGATCACTTCTCACCGCCCTTCACCACCCAACGCAGAAAGCGATCCACGTCCGCTGCGCCGTGGACGCAGGCGTAGTTGCCGCCCAGATTGTTGATCTCCGAACGAAAGAATTCCTGCGACGGCGACAGCTTGCCCGTCTCGGTCTTGACCTCCACGAAAAACACGCGACCACCAGGCATCACGACCAGACGGTCGGCCACACCACGGTGGGCGGGCGATACGAACTTGTACGCCTTGCCGCCGAGGGCTTCCACGCCCTTGACCAGCCTGCGTTCGACATCTTTTTCAAGCATGACGGTTACGTCCTCGAATTTCATCGGCGCAAATTTTTGCGACCGGCGTTGGCGACTGCGACATCATGTCAAACCAATCGTTGTTGTCACACACTTGCGCGCACTTTTCGCGTTCTAGCGCAACCGCAACCGCGATGGTTTCGTGGACTGCGCGTAGGCAAGTTTCGCGTTCAGCAGCAGCAACTAGAGCCGCAAAGTGCATGAGCTTGTCTTTTGCCAAGCGACCAATGCATTTAGCTTCTGTTGCCATGCGGATTACATCGTTTTGTGTCATCAGACTGTTCTCCGAAATTTTGTGCCGGGCCATGTCCGTAACTTTACAGCGGCAAAAAGTCTTGTGCAAGTCTTTTTTGTGCGATACACTGCAGTCCTCATCAGTTCACTGGAGTCCACATGCAACACAGTAAAGTAGTCGGCGGGTCCACCGCCAAGCGCGTCATCAACTGCCCAGGCAGCGTGGCGCTCGTTGCCAAGATGCCGCCGCAGGCGTCGTCCAAGTACGCCGAGGAGGGCACGCTCCTGCACGGCTGCATGGAAGACCTGCTGGCCGACGGCGAGATGGGCGACGTGATCGCTAAGCACAAGCTGACGCCCGAGCAGGCCGAGAAGCTGCAGTTCTGCATCGACGCGCTCGACCAGATTGACCCCGAGCAAAAGATGCAGTTTGTGCAGGAGGTCGAGGTCGAGTTTGAGGGCGTCAAGGCGCTGGAGGGCGTGTTCGGCAACGCCGACCTGATTGGCCGCATCGGCGACCGCGCCGTGATCCTTGACTGGAAGTTCGGTGACGGGGTGATGGTCGAGGCCGAGGAGTCCGAGCAGGGGCTGTTCTACGCCGCAGCGGCCATGAAGACCAGTAAGGTGCAATGGGCATTCGACGGCGCCGAAGAGATTGAGATCGTCATCGTCCAGCCGCCCCATGTGCGCCGCTGGGTGACGACGTTCAAGCGCGTGCATGAGTTTGAGCGTGAATTGGTCGTGGCCGTGCAAGCCGCCAAGCGACCCGACGCTCCCGTCGTGATTGGCGACCACTGCCGCTGGTGTACCGCCAAGCCGATCTGCCCGCAAGTCAGCGGTGCAGTGGACCGCGTGACCCACACGGCACTGGCCACGGTGGATCCCGAGGCGCTGGGCCAAGCGCTGGCGCTGGCCGAGCGGTTGGAGGACTTCATCGCTGACGCCCGCAAGCTGGCGCAGGCGCGGCTGGAGAAGGGCATGCCCGTGCCGGGTTATAAACTGGTGCCCAAGCGGGCGACCCGGCAGTGGGCGGATGAGAAGGGGATGCACATCCTGTGGCTGAACGCCGGCATCGACCCCACGGTCTACCAAGAAATCAAATTGCGCAGTCCTGCTCAGATGGAGAAGGTCTGCAAGGAGCACGGCGTGGAGTTCCCGGCCAATCAGGTCGTGAGCGTCTCGTCCGGCAACACCCTCGCGGCGGAGAGCGATCCCCGGCCCGCGGCGGTGCTCATCGGGCAGCAACTCGTTGCGGCCCTTTCTAAACTGAAGTGAAAGGTTCAATCGTGTCCAACAATATCGTTGCGTTTTCCCAAGCCGGTCTGCCGGCAGTTTCTTCCCTCTCCACGGCCCTTCGCGCCATCGCACCTGACGTGGGTTCCCTCACGGTTATTTTGAAGATGGACAAGACGGGTCACTGGGTGTTTGGCGCGGACCAGACCGAGGTGGAGGAGGGCTCCTTGTGGGCTGTCAATCCGTTCTCGTTCGTCCACGGCTTCATCGCGTGGGGCGCGGAAAGGACTCCGGCGGCGGGCACTGTTTTGGGTGAAAAAATGGTTGGCATCACGCAACCGTTGCCTGAAATGGGGCCTGCTCCGGAGAACAACGCGAGAGGCTGGGAACCGCAGGTCGGATTCAGCCTGAAGTGCGTCAGCGGGGAAGACGCTGGCGTGGAAGCGCGCTTTGCCGTGACCAGCGTCGGTGGTCGGCGTGCGGTGCAAGGGCTTGCGGTGGCCATCGCCATGCAAGTGGAGAAGGACCAGACCAAGCCCGTGCCGGTTGTGGCGCTTAAGAAAGACCACTACCAGCACAGCTCTTATGGGCGCATCTATGTGCCCGTGCTTGATGTGCAGCATTGGGTCGGCATGGACGGCGCGGCTGACGAAGCCGAGGCGCCTGCCGAGGCGCCCGCCGCCGAGCCGGCACCGACTGGCCGTCGTCGTCGCGCGGCCTGAGAGTAAGGGTGGCCCTTCGGGGCCATCTTTTTTATGCCCATTTGGATCGACTTCGAAACCCGCAGCGCCTGCGACCTCACAGTCGCGGGCGTTTACAACTACGCGCAGGACGCGAGCACAGAAGTGCTGTGCATGGCGTATGCGCATGACGACGAGGATGTGCAAGTCTGGACACCAGACCAGCCGTTTCCACAGAAAGTTTCGACGGCAATTCTTTCTGGTGTACAGATCCGCGCCCACAACGCAGCCTTTGAGCGGCTGATCTGGACGTATGTGCTGGGGCCGGATCATGGGGCGCCCGTGCCGGCGCTGGAGCAGTTCTACTGCACCGCAGCGCAGGCCCGCTCCAACTGCGCGCCCGGTTCGCTGGAGGACGTGGGGCGGTTTGCCGGCGCCAGTATGCGCAAGGATCACAAGGGCGCTGCGCTGGTGCGCAAGTGCTGCATCCCGCCGTTCAAGCACACCGAGCAAGACCTGGCCGACCTGTTTGACTACTGCGCTCAGGACGTCCGTGCGATGCGGGCCATCAGCAAAGCCCTGCGCCCGCTGTCTGCCGAGGAGCTGGCCGACTACTGGACAAACGAGCGGATCAACGACCGTGGCGTGCTGGTGGACGTAGACCTGGCCAAGGCCGCGCAGACCTACGCTGTGGAGGAACTCGACGCCATCCAGCAGGAGGTGCGCGAGGTGACGGACGGCGAGATCACGTCAGTGCGCTCGCCCCGGATGCGCGAGTGGGTGTGGGCGCGGGTCGGCCCCGAGGCGCGCCGTCTGATGACGGTCCACAAAGACGGCGAAGAAAAGCAGTCGATCGACAAAACCGTCCGTGCCGCGCTGCTGATCCTAGCAGAGGAAAACCCTGATGAAGTACCCCCTGACGCGGCGACCGTCATCCAGTGCGCCGATGACCTCTGGGCGTCGTCGGTCGCCAAGTTCGTCCGTATGGCCGCGCTTGCGGATGTCGAAGATCACCGTGTGCGTGGCGCGTTCGTGCTCGCTGGCGGTGCTGCCACAGGCCGGGCCAGTTCGTACGGGCTGCAAGTCCACAACTTCGCACGCAAGGTCGCCAAAGATCCGCAGGCCGTCCGTCATGCGATGTGCCGCGGACATCAGATCGTTCCTGCGTTCGGCAAGCGGGTGACGGACGTCCTGAAGGGGATGCTGCGCCCGGCGCTGATCCCGGCAGCGGGTAAGCAGTTCGTCGTCGCTGACTGGAGCGCCATCGAAGGCCGCGTGAACCCGTGGCTGGCTGCAACGCCTGCGGGTGACGCCAAGCTGGAGGCGTTCCGTCGCGGGTTGGACGCCTACATCGTCAACGCGGCCGCGACGTTCAACACCTCGTATGACGCCATATTGGCCGGTTACGAGGCCGAGGACGCTGCGGCCACCGGTCAGCGCCAGATCGGCAAGGTGCAGGAACTCGCCTGCGGGTTCGGGGGCGGCGTGGGCGCGTTCGCTGCGATGGGGCGCGTGTATGGCGTGAACCTGCCAGAGCATGAGGCCAAGCGGATGGTGGGCGCCTGGCGCAAGGCGAACCCGTGGGCGCCGCTGTTCTGGTCGGATCTTGAGCGGGCCTACATGGGCGCCATGCGGCGCAAGAGTCAGGCGGTGCCGGCAGGGCGGGTATCCTACTTGTTCGATGGGGCTCATCTCTGGTACGCGCTGCCGTCTGGGCGCATACTCTGCTATCCCCACGCTCGACTCGACTCGGATGGCATCAGCTACGCTAAAGCCTCTTGGAAACCCGCCGCTGATGCCAAGGAGTGGCCCCGCGCTCGCCTGTGGCCGGGTCTGGCGTGCGAGAACGTCACGCAAGCCGCGGCGCACGACATCCTGCGGTATGCGCTGCGTGAACTTGAGCGCGAGGGCGAGGATGTGGTCCTGCACGTCCACGACGAAATCGTCTGCGAGACGAGCGATCCCGCGCGAACAACCGAATTGATGAAGCGGGTGATGACCAACCCGCCAGCATGGGCGGCGGGTCTGCCGCTCGGCATCGGCATCAAAACAATGACCGTTTACGGGAAGTAGGAGAACTGGCAAATGACATCACAAGAATTCATTGAGTACTTGTCCGCGCTCGCGCCTGCTGGCGAGACGGCGCTCATCGTGCGGCAGACGCCGCGCCTGGTGAACGGGGAGATGCAGTTCCACGCGAACGGCGCGATCAAGGCGTCTTGGCCGGCGTACCTGCCCACACGGCGGATCAAGGAGGGCGAAGCGTGGTTTGGCAATACGGCCAGCTTCATTATCGACCGATTCATTGAGGGCAAACCCAGCGCCAGCGCGGCCAACTGCGAGTACGTGCTGGTGATGATGCTGGACGATATCGGCACCAAGAGCAAGACGCCCCCGCTGGCCCCGACGTGGATCATGGAGACGTCAGCCGGGAACTACCAGTGGGGCTACGTCTTCAGCGACCAGCCCACCAAGCTGGAGTTTGCCGGGGCCATCAACGCCATCGCCGCAGCAGGCTACACCGACGCGGGCGCCTGCAACCCGGTCAGAAATTTCCGACTGCCCGGCAGCGTCAACTTCAAGCCCGGTAAGGACTCGTTCGCCTCGCGCCTGGTGGAGTGGGACCGCTCGCGCGAATATACGCTGGCCGAGATCTGCGCCGGCTTGGGCGTCACGCCCGAGGTGGTGGAGTCGTTGGGCCCCCGGCCCGTGCGCCTGTCCGATGACGGGGCTGATGACGTGGCCACTTGGTTGTCCGAGCAGGGGTTGGTGCTGTCGCGCCCGAACACCGAGGGTTGGATGGGGGTCGTCTGCCCTAACGCCGAGGCCCACACGGACGGCAACCCCGAGGGCCGTTACCTGCCCAGTGGGCGGGCGTTCTGCTGCCTGCACTCGCACTGCATTGATCTGGACAGCGCTTGGTTCCTTGAGTGGGTGGCCGAGCGTGGCGGGCCGAAGCACACGCCCGGCCTGCGGGATGAGTTGCTGCAGCAGGCGATGCTGCAGACCATCGGGCGGCTGACGCCCACGCCCGAGCTGGCCGGTGCGGTGGCCGAGGTCATGGCCGAGGTGGACCGGGCCGAGGCCGCGCGGACTGACAAAGCCGACTGGTGGCACCGTTTCGCGTACGTGGTGTCCGATGATGCGTACTTTGACATGCGCGAGCGGCGCCAGTTCACGAGAACCAATTTCAACGCCCTGTTCCGCCATGTGTCGTGTCGATCGATCCACGGCAAGAACCCCAAAATCGAGGCGTCGATCTGCTTCGATGAGCACCGGCAAACGAAGGGCGGGCGTGTGCTGGACGGGATCGCCTACAGCGCCGGGGATGACGTGCTGGTCGCCCGTGCGGGCGGCGTGTATGGCAACAAGTGGCGCGATGGGCGCCCGGCGGCCACTGGTGGCGCCTCGGACGCCGCGGTGCGTCCGTGGCTGGACCACGCCGAGCGGATGATCCCGGATCCGGCAGAGCGTGAGCATGTCCTGAACATCATGGCGTTCAAGGTTCAGCACCCGTCAATCAAGATCAATCACGGTGTGTTGCACGCTGGCCGGCCTGGCAGTGGTAAAGACTCCCTCTGGGCACCGTTTCTGTGGGCGGTGGGCGGGGAAGGGAAAACGAACGTTGCGACCGTACGGAACGAGGAGATCAATTCCCAGTGGGGCTACGCTTTCGAGTCTGAGGTGCTGGTGCTGAACGAACTGCGCCAGCCCGAGGCGTCCGACCGCCGCGCGCTGGAGAACCGACTCAAGCCCCTGCTGGCCGCGCCGCCTGAGTTGATCTCGATTCAGCGTAAGGGGCTGCACCCCTACGACGCCGCGAACAGGCTCTTGGTCTTGGCGTTTTCCAACGAGCGTGCCGCCATCTCACTGCCTAGCGATGATCGGCGCTGGTTCGTCCTGTGGTCCGAGGCCGAGATCATGCCCCCGGACGTTGCGGCGCGACTGTGGGCCTGGTACGCGGGCGGTGGCCTGGCCAGTGTGGCCGCGTGGCTCCACGCCCGTGACGTCAGTACGTTCCAACCTGGCGCCGCGCCGCCCATGACGGAGGCGAAGGCGATCATGCTGCAGGCGGGCCTGAGCGGGTCCGAGGCATGGTTGGTCGAACAGATGACGCATCGAATTGGCATGTTCGCCCGTGGCGTGGTGGGCGGGCCTTGGCAGGGGTTCTTGGAGGGCCTGCAGGCCCGCGCGCCGGCCCATATCAAGCTGGTGGTGCCTGCCCTGCTGCACGCCTTCCGCGAAGCCGGCTGGGAAGACATGGGCCGGGTTTACTCGGTCGAACACCCGACGAAAAAGCATGTCTTCCGCGCGCCCGATTGGACCGGCAGCAAGAGCGAGGCCCGCCGCTTGGTGGACCTGCCCGAGCCCAGCGCGGCCGACATCATCGCCCGCGTGAAGGGGTGAAAGAAAAGCCCGCCGGGCTTGTGGCCGGGCGGGCTTGAAGGATCAGGAGAAAGTTGGCAGGCCCGACTATAAATCAAGGATGATGATCAGTCCAGCGGCCAGCAAAAGGGCCAAGCCGGCCCAGATCATTCGGCATCCTCCACCAGTGACCAAGCATCCGCCAGCGCGGCCTGATGGTCCGGGCAAAGATCATCCTCGATTTGCTCAAGCGCCCAGCGTAAGGCAGTTTCGAGCCGTTCGATGTGAGCACGGGTCCGCACACGGGCGCGGCGGCGCTCCCAGCGTTCTTCTTCCAGTTCTTCCGGGCTCAGGGGCTTGTCGGGGTCAAGACAAGGGATCATGACGGGTTGCATAGGTCAGTCCCCCGCAAAGTGGCCGATACCGCCACCATTGGCGGAACCCCAGTGGGCGCGGCTGGCGTGGCCCGACGAGCCGAACCATCCTACCCGTAGGAGCTTGGTTCCGTCGTCGTTGTTTTGAATGTGGACAGTTCCCTTGTCCACTTCCTGCCCGACAAAACTGTCGGCCAGGGCTTGATCGATCTCCGATGGGAGACCGAGAAGGTCGGCCAGATGGCCGGATACTTGAATCAGCATAGGTCAGTCCTTTCAAAATGGCGCCGGGGTGTCCGGCAGGGGTTGACGCGGCGCCACTGGCGCGCGCAGGGGCTTAGGGTCGGGCGCGTGGCCGGGGGCGGGTAGCGTGACGGGGAACGGCCACGGGCGGGGGCGTGGTGGGCTTAGGCGCGCGCCGTGGTGCATAGGGTTGGAGCGGGACATGGCGCGCCTTTGGTCAACGGACGATACCTGCGGCGCGCATGGCGGCGCGCCAATACTTAGCGGCGCGCGGCGGGTTCTCGCGGCTGTAATGGATTGACTGCTCAGTCCATTCGCCGCTGTAGGGGTCTTGTTGCGATTCACTGCTCAGCCATTCGAAAGTCTCGCCGCGCGCGTGACTGCAGGATGGCAGGGGATAGTCGCGCATCAAGTCAACCAGCTCGCGGAATGACACCGTGTCGTCTGTTGACGTCGATTCGCCATCGGGACAGTAATCCTCCTCGTCGTCAACAGGTGCGGGGTAAGTCGTTTCAATGCGGGTGATGCGGATCATGGTGTGGTTCTCCAGTCAGATGAATGCGGCCAACAACAGGCCGAGGGTTGCGCCGAAGGCGCAGGCAAAGATGATGTCGCGGGTGCGCATGATGGGGGCTCCTTAAATGTTGCGCAGATGCTCAGAGTCGATGCCAACCGCGCGCAGAAACGCTGCAAGGGTTGACACTTTGACGCCGAAGTAACACGCGCAGTCGGCGCATGCGTCAACGGGGTTCTGTACGCGCTGTGTGCGGTGGAACCTGTAGGTGGTGATGATGGAAGGGTGCAGCATGATAGGCGCTCTAGGCGATGCGTTGAACACAGCAATAATGTAAAACAATGTTGTTACCCTACTGAAGTGTAGGGTCAATTTGTTAGGCTATGGGGGTCGCCTAGAGGTGCCTAAACCGATGACCTAACACCTTCAAAGCATCATTTCGGCCGAGCAATGGTTGACTAGAACACTCAGGGTTAGGTGGTGCCGGGGGGTTGTCTTATCCGGGTGGTTAGCTCATGGGCTAGGCGGTGACGACGCCCCGGCTTACCGAGGGGGCTAGGCTAGTTAGGTCATCTAATCATCTACTCTTGGTTGAAACAAATAAAATACTGTATATATATACAGTACACATATAGTGGCGGCTGGCATGCGCGGTTTGGCGTGACCTAAATCGCCTATCGCCCCCTCGCACCCGCGTCATCACGCAAACCATAGGCCACATAGGCGCATGGCATGGCATGGCATAGAACACCTAGCAGCTGGATGCCATGCTGCCCCGGGCAGCGACCCCGATAGGCGATGCCTAGAGCGCCTAGCACCGCCTAGCAGACGGCAGGCGGCGTGCGGCCAGGCGCCAGACGGGGGGGGAGGGGAGGGCCGGCGACCTGAGCGATCAAAAACGAAGGGCTCGCAGACAATTTTTATTTTTTGGGGCCGTAAGCAAAAATTATTTTTGCAAACACAAACGGAAAAGGCTTACGCTATACTCAGACCGCCATGTTCAAGTCGCTCCCGCTGACCATCCGCGAAGTCAAGGCTACGGAGGCCGTGCTGAACCGCGTGTATGACGCGGCGAAACGGGGGCTGAAGGGCGACAACCTGGCGTTAGCGGCAGGGTTGTTGCCAAGCGAGTACCGGCGCTTGCGCGAACTGGACCCGATTGCGGAGTTGGCCGAGCAGAAGGGCCGCGCGGATAGCGAGCTTGCCATGTCCGCGGTGGTGCATGAGGCGGCGATGAACGGCGACTACAAAGCGGCGCTGGCGATCTTGCAGAACGTCCACGGCTGGGTGGCCAAGCAGCAGGTACAGATCGACGTGGCGCAGCAGATCAGCATCACGGCGGCGCTTGAGCAAGCGCAGTCGCGGGTGTTGGAACTCGTACATGAGGTGACGGATGCAAGAGCCCCGGTTCTCGGCGGACCAAGAGCAAGGCTTGATGGCCAGGCTCTGGAGTCCGGCAATAGCGAACGACCCTGAGAAGTTCGTCCTGTTCGCGTTCCCGTGGGGCGAGAACGGCACGCCGCTGGCCAAGCACAAGGGGCCGCGCGCGTGGCAGCGTCAGGTGCTGCGCGACATCCGCGACCACATCGCCAAAAACCAGACCATAGACGCCTACCAGGTGCTGCGCATGGCCACGGCGTCAGGGCGGGGCATCGGCAAGTCGGCGCTGGTCAGTTGGCTGGTGGTGTGGATGCTGACCACGCGCATCGGCGCCAGCGTGATCGTGTCGGCCAACAGCGAGGCGCAGCTTCGCAGCATCACATGGGCCGAGATCACGAAGTGGCTGGCGATGTTGATCAACAGCCACTGGTGGGAGATCAGCGCCACGCGGATCACGCCGGCCAAGTGGTTGAGCGAGATCGTTGAGCGCGATCTGCGCAAGGGCACGCGGTACTGGGGCGCGGAGGGGCGGCTGTGGTCGGAGGAGAACCCTGACGCCTACGCCGGCCTGCACAACTCAGACGGTGTGCTGCTGATCTTTGACGAAGCCAGCGGCATACCGGACACGATCTGGGACGTGGCGCAGGGCTTCTTCACGGAGAACACGCCGCACAGGTTCTGGCTGGCGTTC